TCCGTGTTATATAGTAAATAGTCTTCTATCCGCTATGTGACCTAATCTTGCTAATAAAGCGATGTGAGCAAATCTCATTTATTCTCCGTAAATGGTTATAGTATCTTTATTGTATCAAATATTTTTAGGTGTGTCAACTTATTTCATAAAATTTGAGCCGGCGCGGACAACGTCACTGCCTTGTGCTTCTCTAGTGTATTTACCATCCGGTCCGAAGTGATCAGATATCACATCGTTGAAATAAGCTTGGTCGAACTCAGGGTCGACCGGTGTCTCTGGATCGATCATGTATCTTCCGGAATGAGCATAAGGGCCCTCTGGGTCCCTAACTATATTCAAAACTGCTCCGACGACCTTATTGAAGACTGAGTATTTAGTTAGAATCATTCCGATAATTCCACTTGCCTTCACAAAGCGAGCCTTAGACTTAAGTGATCCTTTGAGTGCCCTTCTAAAACCTTTGTGTTTTACTGCTTGCCTTGCTAAATCTTGCCAGCTCATATAGTTCTGTTCGTTAAGTGCATTGTGAACCTCTTCTTTTATAATCTTAATGAGTTCTGACTTTTTCATATTAAACCCTCTTGAGTCCGAGTTCTTCCAGTTGCTTTGGTGTAAGCTTTTCAAGAATAATAGCGAATGCTTTCTTTTCAGCTTCTGTTATCATATTAAGATCGCCAGTGTCTGCAAGGTGTTGCATTTCCTCTGCGATGATTTCTTTTAGTCTTCTTTTTGTAAGTTCCATTATTTTGCTCCTTTGTTAATTTCCAGTTGTGAGGAAGAGATTACCGTTTGGGCCTTTTACAAGCCTCGTCGACAATGACATACCTTTTTCCTTGAGGTGTTTTCTAAGAATATCTCCAAGCACTGTTGCAGCTCGGTGTGCGCCTGCTAACTTAGGCGTTCCTGTATCTATAGCCGGCTGACCGTTGAAATCAATTATTCTTGGTGCCTGCTCAAATATATTTGATGACTCTTCTTTTATTGATAAGTTTTGAGCAAGTTGTTCTTCTGGGTATTTCTTCTTTATGTATGCTACCAACTTTGCGTATCCGTCAGGCATTGACTTGGCTTTGGCTACATGTTGTCTAACTCTCCTCATCGTGAGTTGTCCTGCATTTCCGCCGGATGCGTTCATCCTTATTTTGTAATAAACCTTCGTGAGTTCATCCCAGTTTTCTTGTTCGAACAGTAAGTTCGAAGTTTCTTCTTTTATTATCTTAATAAGTTGTGATTTTTTCATTATTGTGCTCCTAAAAATCAAGTTTGTAATGTAAATAGTCCAAATCGGATACAATATCCGCATTTAATTTTCTCTGCTCTACCACCTCTTGTGGCATCTCTCCGATGTCTGAATAGCCGCTGACATCAATAGACATAACTTTAATACCATATTCTCTTAATTTCTTTGCTATCCCGAATTCTTTTCCCTTGACATCTTCGTCTAGCGCCAAGTACACATCCGGCTTGCGTTCACATATCTTTTGGAACAGCCTTGAGTTCTCTCGCAAGGTCGACCCAAGCAGTGGCACAGCATTCTTGCACTTCATTGCGTCGAACACACCCTCGGCTAAAATCACGTCATCATCCCAGTCGATGTTTAGATCGTTAAAGATAATGTCTTTACTAACTCTTGGATTCTTATATTTCATCCAGTCACCTGTATATGACCTAGCCACAAAGAAGTTAACATTTCCATCATCGTCAAAGCTTGGGATGATAACCCTGTCCTGATACTCTCCATAATCACAGAAGCCAATCTTCCAAGTTAGTATGTCTCTATCTGTAAATCCGCGAGCATAAAGATATTTAAGGGCGCGGCTCTTTAGCCTCGTCTTCTTTCCTGTTAGTGTTTGGAAGTTTTCTGGTAAGTCGATTATTTGTGGTGGTTCTGGTACGTGCTCTGCAAAGATAGTGTCATACTTTGTAAGGTCGACTTCGCCAGCCAAGCTGCGCCAGTCTGCATAGTAAGCTGGTGCATATCTGCGGATAAGTGGAGATATCTTTGTGCCAGAGTAGTCACATATCCAACACTTGAATACGCCTTTCTCTATGTTAACTGATAGTTTTAGTTTGTGGTGGTTGCATTTTGGGCAGCTGAATTGATGCTCGTCGTCGTTAGACCAGCAATGGCCGAGGGCTTTCTTAAGTAATTTGAGCTTCTCTGACAAGTTTATCTCCCGCTAATGCAATTACAATACTGTCGCACATGTCCAATGTGCCTGGTTTTGGATTTCCATGTTTTGTATATTGTATCTCAATTTCAGGGTATTTGTCAATAATAAATTCTAGAACTTTTTCTTTTGCGTTGTCGCCGCGCTTAATTCCGACGCCGGCTTGCTTCCTAGCTGAAGTTGCAGCGATCATTTCTGGCTGAGCACCAAATAGTTCATAACAGAACCACGATACAACCCCATTGAACCTGGATAGTGTTGATAGTGTCTGCGCGGAAGAGAATCCTGATCGGAAAGAATGTAATGACTGCTCAATATATATACTGTTTATATCATACTTCTTTTTTATTGTCAAGATATTTTCCTTGATAAACTTTGCTTTTTCGTAGAAGGTCGGAAACTTTCTCTTGTTTCTGGTGTCCCAGAACACCGTCTCTAAGATCTTTCCGTCCCGCATCACTGTCGCGCCTGTAATAGATGTTGATATATCAAGCCCTAATATAGTTTTCCATTCTTCTAAAGATCTCATCTCTGATATTTTCTTTCTCTTTCTTGTTTGTACAGATGAACCACTGCCATATCAAAGATGAGTATACAACACTTAGCTCGTTGCCTAAAGAGATTATTTCTTTTTCGACTTTTTCATAATATTCATCTGGTAGGTCCGGTGTCTCTATCCCTAGCTGCTCCGATATTTCTGCAAGTTCTTCGAAGTCATTGTTCTCGTACGCTGTTCGTGCGGCATCGAAGAGTTTCTTCTTTTGCTTTTTCTCGAACTCGGAGAGTTGACTTAGTGTATCTGGGTGTGTCTCTTTTGCTATGGACTTAAACATTTTTCGAAGTGATGGATCCTTGTGTATTTTGTCTGACGATTCGACTATACTTTCGTCATCCTCCACCTTTTGTTCTGTAAATTCAGGTGGCTCGATGCGTTCTTTGCTTATCTCTGTGGGTTGTTCCTCTTCTTTCGCATCAGCTGCAGCTTCAGAAAAATACTTTTCTTGAAACCGCCTCTCCAGATTAGCTTGGCAAACCGTCACGGTCTCTTGTGCAAAGGACAATTCTTCTTTGACGCTTTTTAATTTTTTCTTAAGGAACTTGTTTCTGCCCTCAGTGGTGGACATCAGAAATCCATCCTGAGTTTTATCGTGTAGTCCAGTTTCTCTGTTTTTTTGATTGGGTTGGCGAGTGTCGCGACGGCTATCAGATTTTTGTATTCGTCGTATATGCCGACCTTAGAAATGTATGTTATTTTCTCGAATTCTTCATTGTGGCCGTCGAAGCTTGAACTTGCGATGTTTTGTGCTTTCGCTTCCGTCTCTTGATATGAGCCGCTGGTGATTACACCAGTAGGAAAGCCTAGCTCCGAATATGTTGGATTGTTCGAGTAATTAAATTCGTCAAAGTCTGCATGTGTTAACATGGTCAACGTAGGAATTTTGTTTGTACCCTTACAACTAATCTTGTAGGAGTGATCCGTATTTATGCTAGCTCCAGACGAGACGCCAACTTCTCCTATTCCCGTTCCGAAACTCAACCAGGATGAATGAGTGTTGCCGGCTCCGAAAAAGTTTGCTTGGCTGCCGCTCAAATCCCATGATCCTGTTAGCACAGCAATTCCATAATCTTTAAGAAGTATGCCTGCGACGGATCCAGAGTTCTGTCCATAGGTCTGAACCAACTCGCCTGTACCAGTAGTCTCCTGCAATCTTGCCACTAGGGTTCCTGTGATATAATAATCTAGCGACAAAGTGTTCTTTTCTATATTCGATCCGTAAAATATAGAGGGTATACAAATAAGATTAACGGCACTAGTACCTTTATCTGCGTAACTAAATTCCGAGCTTCTACTTTGTCCAGATTCGATAATGCTTTTCAATGCTCTAATATATTTCTTGTTTCCATTCGCAAAAACATTAGAATCTTCCCTGTCGCTTGTATAATCAATGGTGTCGAACTCTTGACCAGATGGTATAAAGATTCTACTAATGCTAGCACTTAATGGATATGCATCTGTTATGGTGTCTCCGAATTCAAAATTCTGAAATGAGACGGTAGATACTGTACGGTATGCGCCGCGGGTGCCATCCTTGGTTATGAACCTGCTTATTAATCCTCCAGATGGACGATCAATATTTTGTTCATATAAACTGATGTGACCTTGTGGTACGTGATTAACTATATTAGAAAAGTTTCCGGACTTGGCGGTCTCTCTATTATAATATACTTTATTGTTGTGTACAAAAAATTCTACATCAGGGTGCGCCACAACGACATTGTGATATATGTCATCGCTTTTGAACCTCTTGAGAGTCATTTTAGTAATCCAATCTGACTCGCAAAGTCAATTCGTTGGTGGGGTCTTTTCTTAATGGCTCCGAAAGTTTAGCTACGGCTAACAGCTCGTTGTCCGCGGAGTATAAACCAACCGTCGTAACATATGACCTTGGTGGTACCATGATGTCGTTGTTCTTAACTCTTATCTTTGATCCAGTCAAGTAGCTCGGGTTCGAGCTGTAGTTAAACTCGTTGTGGTTTGCACGGCAAAAGTAGATAGAAGAGTTAAGTTCTGTTGTGTTATTAAACGACATGTTTATAATTCTGTTTCTTAGTGCAGTCGCTGTGGTACCAATTGTCGATGCTGTCAACAAAGAATCAAAACTACTACCATGTTCGTTGTTTGCATCTGATACTAGTGATGCTGTAATATTCTGTATTCCAGCAGTGTCCTGAGATTGGGACAAAAAGCTAGCTGTTAAAGCTAGAATACCAGCTTGATAAAAAAGCAACCCAACCGGCTGTGTAATATTCTCTACTGCGGTTCCGGAGCCGCGGGTGGCATTCACGATGCCATATTCGCCTGCAGGAGAATTAACAAAATAACTATTTGCACCATTAGTGTCAGATAAAATTACACTGTCAGCGTATGTACCATTGTTGCTAAACGCTCCGTTGGCGCCGAATTCCATACTGAAGCTTCCTTTCTTTATCTCGTCCTTTACAAGGAGTCTTGAAAAGTTAAAAAAGTAAGCATTTTCTATTTTTTCTCCGGCTTCCAAATCACCATCGGCGTCGAATGGACGAACAGATCCCGTCGCATCATAACCCATCAAAACCTGAGCCATCTGCGAATAGATGTTTGCCTTCTTATCTTTCTGAGAGGTGAGATTATTATAGTGTGATACCGACCCAGATCTTACACCTACAGTAATATCGAAGATATGATTAGCAGAGGAACTTAAGAAAGGGTAGTCATATACAGACTGGAACATTCCGTGTGTGTACGTTCTAATATTTTCGTCATTGTATGTACCCGAAACGATCGATGCCGTAATCGGAATCGACTCGTGTAATAATGTTCTTGTCGTCGTTCTGTCTGAACTTCCGAATGTTTTATAAAATGTTCCCTGTGCCATTGTTTTCTCCTACTTAACTTTTCTTAACTATTCTAATGGGAATGTCTAAGGCGTATCCAGTTGTAACGCCAACAACATTTATAATTGTATCAATATATCTGTGGTCACCGATATCTGTCAGAGTATTTGTAACCAGTGCATTGTTTGTATTTCCTAACTCCGTAAACAGTCCATTGGAGTGTTTAATAGCGTTCGAAGTCAGTGGCGTTATAGCCAATCGATTACCCGTAGGCCCGATGAAAACTTCGTAGTTTGCCGCGGTGGTTAACTCTTGATCGGACGCGGTACGGTGACGATCGACACCTTCATGAAACCCAGGGTCACCAGAAGCTACATAGTAAGTTGCGATTCCGTCATCGTCAACAAAAGAGTGGTTCAGTGTCTCGAAATTTGCTTGTGTTCGGCCGCCGTCCAACTGCTTGGCACCTTGAAGGCGCAGCAGCCGATGATCTACCTTAACCATAAAAGCAGTCTCTACTAAATCAGATGGGAATGTAGCGTCTAAGCCGAAATCGCCGGCACCGTCGATACCTTGATCGATGAGAATTATATTACCATCTCCATCCACGCCATCTCCCGTACCAGCAATAACACCACCCACACCTGAGAAGGCGGCTGGGTCGTTCGTTACTCCGTTAGTAACAGTGCTCTTATCCGCCAAAACAAAATATCCGTTAAAGCTCGCGACCTGCGATCTAAAAAGATTTACAAATGGATCTGAATCTGGAGACTTTGCATTTAATGCCAACTTGGGCATGAATAAAATATTGTTACGATTCAGAGATAACAGCTTAGTTTTCATTAACGACGTGTTGTTGGTGAATGCCTCTAATACCGGGGTTTGCATTATCGATAAATCAAAGAACGCTGATCCACTTGGGTGGTTAGCATTGAAAATCTCATAATTTACTTCTTCGTCCCCAAGCGCGAACTTTACAATCTTAAAATCGCCGCGTGCCATGCGTTGCCGACCTGCGTCTGTAAGCACCGCATCTAATATAATGTCTCCGGAATTGTCTAAAAAAGCCATGTTTCGCTCCTTCTATATTAAAACTACTAATAAATAGTGTTTCTTTTCAATAAATCACAATTTTTAGCACGGATTCTCATCCTCAGACACAACAAGCTGCTGATCTTGTGATTCCAAAATTCTACTTTGTTGTTTAAACTTCAAGATAAGGTCAACTTTTTTACCAGAAGACTTCGATATTACCCTTAACTTAAACTTTCTTCCCCATATGTTATTACTTATATCATTGCCAAGTGGAATATTTTCATTAGGGGCAGAACTTCTAAACGCGGGATCCGTGACATCATGCGCTGAAAAGTTTATTGTTCCTTGCAAATTACTTGGCTCTATTTGGAAAAACTCTCTAAAAGGTATTGTAATGTCGTCTTTCTTTTTGTCCATCTCATATTCTTTTAAGTCCATGTATATTCCGTTCGGGGAACTGACCATTCTCAATTTGTATACAAAGCCAGGATTTGATATGCCCCTTTCATCGATAGCCCTAAAAATATAATAATAATCAGTATTTGGTTTTATTTCATCATCGATCACTGCAGTTCGGACATGAGTTGGTACAGTAACAACCTTACTCCCAATGGCACTGAAGTCAGAATATGACTCTGGCGGATTGACTGTTCTTAACATTTGAAACTGAGTCGGTAAGGAATCATTTGAATATTTTATCTTTCCTGATGCGATATCTATCTCTTGGGCTCTATACATTGCATCTACAATCTCTCCGTCTTGCGGAAGTATTTCGATTGGCTTCTGTTCTATACTTCCAAAGTTTGACTGTAATAAGAGCCTTATCTTATCATCTTTTCCCTGATACGGTAAAAAAGAAACCTGTGGGGATAAAGGGGGTTTGTCTACAATTGATACCGTTTTTGTAAAGAATGGTGCTTCTATGATACTCCATATAGGAACCGTCATTGTGTTTATGAACGCTTTGGCCAAAGTGCCGCTGCCGAATGGGGGTGGATTCACTAAATCGATTCCGCTGAGTTCTTGATTATAAGAGTTCGCGGCAACAAAATTTATCGAGAATATTTCGTACTTATATTCTTGCTCAAAAATGACTTGTGTATCCACAAAATTCAACTCTCCGTTTCTTCCGTGACCCATTAAGTAAAACTCCTGCACTGGTGAGTCTTCGGGAGTGCCGTCGTTAAGTCGAAATTTCCTGATCTTATATCCTATTGTTTCTGAAAAACATTTCTTTCCTTCCAAGATGTCTCGATATGATCTAAAGCCTTTTGGCTCAAGGTACTGCTTTATCTTAGAACTGCAAATAGCTCTCTTTAATTCGTCAAACCTCCACTGTCCCTCTCGCCCTTCAGAGTGAAAACCTAATGGCCACTCAAGATCGTTGATTACCTCGGGGGCACCATACAGACCAGGCTGATCTGGTAAAATCAGTTGTGATCGCAGAGGGTGGTCCTCTGGCAATTTCAAGTTCAACATACTTAAGTTAGTGTTGTAAGACGACCACATAAACTGTTGAATATCTTTCTTAAAACCAGACTCGTTATAATTTTCCAAAACAGAATTTATTCTCTTCTTAACCTCTGACAAATCTTCTCCAGGTTGGCGGTAGTGATCATAATAAGAATCCACATTCGACTGAAGTGTGTCCGTATCGTAATAATGATCTGATAGTACCGCGAAAACTTCCTGAGATCCAAAACGTAAATCATCCTGTTTTCGTAACCCTTGTGTGTCGGACATCATTTCTATAATGTATTTATCCATATCAAATTCCTTCAATATGTTTGAGATTGATTGAATCGCGTAATTTGGGTTGATAATCGTAACCGAAACATGTTTGGTAAAGTTATTCTCATATTCAGAATCTATGTCCGTGAAGGAATCGGTATTCTTTGAATCAAACTTGACAACTCTTCCCTGTTTATCTTCACACACATCCTGGACTCTTAAGTCTTTTTCTGCATAAGATCTGTAATAATTCTTTTTCCTAAGCTCATCTTGTGTCACATCGGAAAAAGATCCGGCCGATGAGCTAACAACTGAACTGTCATTCAAAAAAGTTGAAGATACGTTCACACCTACATCGGCTATGAGTTGCCGATCAAGCCCAACATAATCAGACTCTTCTCGAAAAAATGGTTGAGGCGCCTCAAAAGAATAATCTAAGTGAGCAGAGTTATCTGAAATTATGCTAAATTTTGGGATGTTTAGATTAAAGAGTTGACTGTCCGATAAACTTGTTATTGATTGTAAATTTTCTCCAAAACTATCAATACCTTTAACATACAGTTCTGCAAATTTTTCAACGTGTCTTCTGCGCTCCCCTACCATACTATCCATGACCGTTGGCGCGCAGATTTCTATTGCCTCCCTGTAAAAACTCAGCTCTATTTGTTGCGTCTTAGCAATTGGACCAAATCCAGCATCGAGTGGCAAATCTTGCAATTCTGGCTCTTCTACTGCTGAAACTAAAAAGGGACAACCAAAGTTTGACGCGTTTAGCTTTGACACAGTAAACGGGTCGCGGGCGCCTTGCGATTCTTGTATAGTTAGACCGCGCAGTCTATCTAGATTCTGTTGATTGCTAATTATAATATTTTTTGACTGCTGATCATCTGTAAATAAAAGTCCCGGTAACAACCTGATATTATCCACCATTTTAGCTGAAGAGATCTTTAATGCAGCAAGCTCAACTTCTTCATCAGTTATACCCGGTTGAATAGCTCCGGCTTGTCGCGCATTCAAAGCAGCAGCGTTATCTGGCCCTACAAGTTGAGAAAATGAAAGAATCTCCTTGAGAGCTGGATTATTCGGATTAATCATTATTTCAGACTGCTCCAAAAAATGAGAAGACCTAAGGACAGTAATTGCCCTATTCGACAGCGGGACAAGCGTATCAATTAACTGCTCAGGGAATGCGATCCTGCTCTGGCTAGTGTCCTCTCCGCCATTGTTATTATTATCAGGACCTCCACCATTGTCGCCACCGTTAGATCCCGAAATTTCCCTCTCTTCTTCACATGGGTTTGTAATTTCTACCATTAACTTTGAACTCCAGGTATTCTAACATTATTAACTATTATCATTCCGGTATTTTCGATTCGCGTATTTGGTTCTACGAAATTTATGATGTTTCGGTTTATCGTCGAGGAATTGTCTTCTGCACGTCTTTGGCCTTGCAAGCCTATCCTTGTAGTCTGATTAGTTCTAGGCAAATATTTGTCTTCGATACTAAGAGATGAAAAATCCGATTGTTGAGATTCTATGTCTTCAAGTGTCCTTATGACTGAAAATATATCATTCAACAAACCACCTGACGTATTGGATAGAATTAACCTAGCCAATTCTGATTGGGATGATTCCTGCTCTGCTAGAGATTCAAGGTAAGCTTCTCCATCATCTTCCATATCGTATGCATCAATAAGTGAAGATTCCAAGAAAGAATAGTTTTCCGAAGCGGTTCCTACCCCTGCCGCCAGTCCCTCTAAGCTCGATCTAAATGTTCTATTTATTGATGGCACCTCTATCGTAGTCGAAGGTAGATACTCGGCGACGTTAGCCACATATCTATCCAACAGCTCATCTGGATAATTAACTACCACACCACGACTTCTGGACCTCAGAACGTATTCAAGGTTAAATTCTATCTTCGCCAAATCTTCAGGAGATAAAACTTCAAATTGGCTTGGGGAAAGACCCAACTGTTCAATCGTCAATATAGACAAAGTCGTAGAGTCTGGATTTATAGAGAACACTCGGGACGGCCGTGTGTAATTCAGAGTATTAGAAGATAAAAAATTCTCTAAGTTATTGTAATCTAAATATATTTCTTCTGGGCTGGTAGCTTGAATGGGCTTAAGGGTATTGAACTTAACCTCCAACATATTAGTCCTACTATTAGAGGGGACTCGCCTTTTCGATCCGTACACTTCACTATTCAAACCTTCTTCGTAGTTTGTGACTTTATCATACATCTTTATCAAAATGTTCTCCAGTTTTAAATAACTATCATAGAAAAGCATCAGCGAATCTAGCGAGCCGTTTCGCTCTGGTAGGATCGAGTCTATAAAAGCGGAGTTGTCTGCTACCAAAGCATCTATACCCAATATTCCGAGAACCTGAAAGTATAATGAAATAGATCTTTGAAGCCCAATACTGTCTTGGTCTCGATAATCGTCAGACCACCGGTTTGTTAAAAAGTTGTAATTGCCGACGCTCGTTGTTTTTTTCGACTCTGTAATTGAGTCGTATACATCGACGATAATGTCAGGATCACTCTCCGACGTTATTATCGCGCCCGAAGCGTCGCACAAGAGTTTATTTATGTCTTTCTTTCCTTCCTTCATCGATTCGATAATAAGAGACACGTAATCCGGAATGGAATCAGACATTGTTATCTCTACTTCATATTTGTACTTGCCATAATTTATTTTCTTGAAGAGTTCAGAATCTCTCAGTATAAATTTAACTGCACGTGCAAAGTTTTCATCTTCACTGTCAACTTGACCATATTCTACTTGCTCAATTGATAGATCACTTTGACTCATACCAACCAGTGATCCTTCGGTGGTTTCGTATATTTTTATATATGATTCGTCTCCAGTGTGTTCGAACTCATAATCTGAGGTGCCCACCCTGTTTGATGATGCTGCATAATTTTTTAGTTTTTTTCTGGTTATTTTCATGCACTCTATCTTACTATTTGAAAGAATATTATCTAAAAATACAGATCTAACTCCAGGTTCCAACACTGTATTTTCTTTACCTAACAAAAATCCTAATGGAGACAGGTTTCGTAAAACCTTCAACTTATCAATGGCAAACATTGAACTATGATCTCCTCCAAGATTGTCCGTGTAGTTTATCCAACTAACGTTCTCAAGCATTGCGAACGACTGGTCCTGGACCGTTCTTAGTGCGGATTGCTTTACTACCCTTTCGACTGCCTCAGATTCCAATGCGGCTGCAGAAATACTTCCAGAGCCGGCTGTATAAATGGAATGATAATCAACTCTAGATCTCCAAGAGAAAGGGTCCGGGATTCCGGAGCCCGGAAGTGTAGCTGGACCCATATCATCCTCTTCAAGCTTGACCGGATTCATCATGTATCCTTCAAACGGAGTAGAAGTGTCAAAGCCTATTTGCAAATTAGAAACAGTTGAGTCTGTTGCTGAAAATTTATGGTCAAGCTTGCTAGCAAAAAACACTGGTTGGTACTTTCCAATACCACCAAGAGTTAAAATCTCACCTTGACCATTTGTTATATTGTAATGAGAAAAAATCTCCTCGTAATCAATGTGAGCGTAATAAATAATATTCAAAGAGATTCCGTTATTTGAATCTTCCAAGCGATCCATAATGTCGTCCCCATCTCCAAAGCGATGTTCGACATCAAAATGCAACTTGTTGGTTGCAAAATCTTGAGACACAGGTGAACCAATTGAGGTCTCATACACTCCTTGTCGTATTTCAGACATAGAGAGTGACAAGTCGATCGGATGAGCACCTAGCATTACTTCCTCCAGCCCCCTAACTCTACCAAAGGGGTTTTCCAATAGACTAAAGGACTGTTCGGACAATGTCCTATCCTGAGGGGATCTGGATTCTTCTATGATTATACTAAAGTAATATTTTATAAAAGGAGATAAATCCTCTTCTCCGACCCAAAAAGGTTGCACTGAAGAATTTATTGTATCTATAGATGCATAAATCTTAACATAGTCTTTAGTCACATCGACCCTATTGATAAACGGCTCTGGAAATACGTTACTCAATATTCATTACCCTCCGTAGTGTGCGGTTCTGGTGTCATTTCTCTCGACTGTCCAAATATGTTTCTCTGGCTTCTTCTCTTGAGAGCATAGTCGTCAACTGACTCGTCAGTTTTTATTACAAATTTCTTTAATATTTCTTCCATGGTCCGGAGTGGTATCAGCTGCTCTTTGGAGTTTTCTTCAATTATTTCATAAACTTCCACTTCAAAGTTATTATTTGTGTATTCGACACTGTCCTCAACAACAGAAAAAATAACCTTTTTATCCCCTATAATAATCCTTGTGTTATCAAGAAAACGCACCTGGTTTGACATCAGGTCCAAGTCTTCGTCCTCATCTGTCATTAGTAGTGAGGAGGGAACATCGCTCTGCTCTGTCCTATCAACATACACAACATATTCAGGTTCAACTAATAGCTGAGGAATTGGCACCACTAAACTATCGTCTTGAACAGCCGGTATGCTTGGTAAGCCACTACTTGTCAAAGTCAAGGATGATTGGTCAATATCTATGTCTACCCCGGACAGCATGGTGACCTTAACACTTGGAAGTTCTCGGGTAGACAATTGCTGATTAGCCAGTTGATATTTCAGAAGCTTACTGTTGGACATTGGATCCTGGGATTCTTCCAGATTTTCATACAGACCTCTCTGTCCCTGTATTATCTTATTAGTTTCTATATCAAATCGCGACTCTATTCCTGCAACCTCTGCTTGCGTTGACAGAACGAGATCTTGCTTTATTCGAGGCTGCGATTCATTTTGTTTCTCTGAGTCTTTTTTATAGGTGATTCCGTCGTCGAAGAACGCGTAATACTCAGGCTTGAACCTACCTTTGGACAGCAATTTTTTTCCGTAGGCTGTCAATCTAATGTCTATTACGTCTTCTTTTTTGTTTAAAAATGTCATTTTAAAATCCTACGTCTTCTTCTTAAAGTCTGTTTTCGCCCTGACTTTAATTAGTTCAACTATAGAAAAGTAGTCGTAAGGCCAGTTATAAGAAGTTTCTTTCAACTTGTCTTCAAACTCTGTGTTTTTAGGCGAATAAGAAGAGTCTAACAATTTGCCCCCCGCCTTATTTAGTGTCAAGCTTTGCTCCTTCACGCTCTCCAGTGAGTAGTTGGCTCGTTGCTTAACCTTAAACACTAGCCACCTGACGTGATTATCCAAGAAATTATCCAGTCCACCTTCGACGAATGGTACATTATTAGCAGAATCTAAGAAGATCGAAGAATATTTCGTATCGATCTTTAAATTCTCTAGTCGCTCATTGTCTAAAATTCCATAACTGTATCTAGCTTGTGCTCCGGACCCCTTAGAGGCCGGCATTACATTCTGCCATATGTTCGCAAGATCTTGCTTGTCCAAACTACCGTTGAACTGAAAGACAAAAGCCAAAGGTACAGGAGGCAGGGGTGGCAACTTTGAGTATCTAGGCAAATCGAATCGCGGTGGGAAAACAAATTTCTCCATCATCCTCAACTGGAACGCTACAGATTCCACAGGGTTGTTACCAGGATTGTTAAAATAGCTTTCATACTGTTCGTCGCGGGGTTGACGATCGAGATTCCTATTTAATTCAATTGCATCTAGATGATACTCCTCTTTTATATCTAAGAACCTTTGAACGCCTGCATCGAGATAGAATGGTATCGCAACAACAGCTTCTGAAAATTGAAAAGACTCTTGCCTCAATTTGCCGGCTTGCTTGACAATACTCGCATTCTGGTTGCCGTAAAAATTAACCTTCCTTGCGAGACTCGGCGCGCCTTGAATATCAGATATAGACAAGTAGTATCCCTTTCTTGAATCTTCATAGTCTCCTGATTGGTGCCACATACCACGAGATGACGTCAAGTATGAAGCCGAACTAGTGACTATTGCGTCTTTAAAGTAATAATCTCTCTGATTTCTCTCTTTCCAATATGAAGAAGTGACTTGCTCAGTGGTGCTGGTTCCTAGATTTATTACACTTGCTGTGGCGTTGGTGAAATCCATTACAGGAGTCTGCCATTTTGCTTGAATTACCCAACGCTTTGCCGCGTCGCGGTCATCTCGGGTACCTGACTCCACATCTGATTCGTATATAGAATAGGAGTTCAAATCTAATGAAGCGCTCAAATTCATCGCATTTGTAAAGTTTGTGCTTCCAGAATTATTTAGATCAGTTGTTGCGACAAGTGGCGAAGAACTTAAATTTGTATATTCGTACTGTAGGTTTTCTACTATTTCGTCAAGTGAATATTCCTTGGAACCACCAGTGTCATCGCTTGGACGAAAAGTAACATCTACATAAGGCCGGGTGCCCTTGTCCAAAAACGGAGGAACGTACGGCAAGTATCCATGGCCGGCTCTTACAGTCTCTGACGTTCTCTGTATTCTGGTTGCACCAGAGACAGCATCCGCGCCGCCTGTAAATTCTGCGGCAGATGTATTTGACGCGTCGAAAGTGTTCGTACCAAAAGGCCCTGATGGATCCGCGTATCCAATGTTTCCGTAAAACTTATTTGTAGAACCAGCACTGTTAAGGTGAGCCACCGTAGTGTTGTATTGATCCCCTCCAACCTCTTGCAAGATGTGTATTTTGTATCTGCTCAGTCCAATATATGAATCATAATAGGTGTATTTAAATACCTGAATATCAAGACCAGCAGCGTTGGCCGCTACTAGCTCGTCGTATGTGTCATCCCGAAGTTGTTGTATTGTCCTTCCATTGACATTTATATATCGGTTAACGGTTTCATCCGCGGAACTTGCATTGAAAGTGTTGTAGTTGTCGCTAGTAAAGGACAGCGAACCAAGAGCAGAGACACTATTGTAGTATCTTATGTTTATAGTCTTTGTAAAGTGACTTGTGTTTCCACCTAGGCTCGTAATAATCGAAAAACCTGGGAGTGTCCCTGCCGTGGCTGCTGTTGGAGAAGAGTAACCGTTAGGGTTAAACTCAAGTGAAACAGAAGCAACCTGAGCATCTGTGTCGTATGAGACCTCTTGGAGCTTTGCAAAACTCAAATCCCCCTCATCTACTGGTGGACCAAAAGCTGAATGTCTATCATACATCATGACATCTCTATTTTGTAACATTATTCTCATCTTGTAATCTGTATCTTTTTGAAAGAAAGCCTTTGACGGGGCAGTTGCCTCAAACGTGACTAGTCCATCGTCGTTGAAGATATTTGTAACTTCAGCGCAGAAGTTGTTTACCGCCATTCGATATGGTAGCATAGTCCTGTTTAAGTTGTCCGACTCCTGTACATCAACTCCGAGAAGTTCGGATGTTCGCTCGCGATTTAAGGACCCAAAGACAAAAGGACGATCAACGGCAGCCTCCCAGAAATGGTTTCCATAAGCTAAACTAGCAGAGGGATGCGGCTCGTTATCATAAATCAAGACACCCTCTAACCTGGCGGGATCCAACATTTCTTCAAAAGTAACTCTGTGCGAAACTGAACCAGTTAATCTGGGTATTCCACTGTCTGAGTTTAGGTGGAAAAAAGATCCTGTTACTCCGGCGGATGATGTGACGGGGTCTGCCTTATCGAACGTGACATGCGATTGCTTGTATGGGCCCGACCCAGTAATTGGAGAACCAAAAAACCCAATTAGGCCCGCGGGGTTGTCGGCACTAAAAGACCCAGTCATATCACCGTGATCTCTTTCGAAGATAGGATAATCCACTGCCATACCAGACTTTATGGAATTTAATAATACCCCAGGGGAAAAGAGCGATTTTATAGATTGTTGCAAGTTTGCTCTCTTCTTAGAATCAAGTACAGCGAGTCGGTTATCAAAATCACTACCGTTGAACGCCGTAGAATTTGCAGTCAACACCCCATCCACGTTGCTCAAATATTTATTAGAAAAGACTCTACCAATCTGGAGTACTCTTTCCGCGGGGTAAAAACCCTCGTATGGAACAAATTTTATTGCCGCGTCGCATCGTAAAGTAAGGCGCATGGGCGAAAGGTCATCATTACTATTGCCCTTAACTAATTTAAAATGTTGCAAGATGTCACTGGTTGAATATTCCTGGAACACGGTCTCGTTGTTTCTTTCTCTTCTCGTATCTAGACGAGAACCTGTAAGTGTTAAAAATTGTTCTTTGCTACCATCTTTTCCAATATCAGCAAAGAGGCCATTACTATCCAAGACCGGCTCTATAAAGTCACTCATTCTAAATTCTGAAACTATCGAATAATCCTTTGATATTGCCCTTATTTCCTGAATGTTTTCTCCATGAGAATCCGTATATGGGTAAGACCCTATCTGTTCCGCAGCGAGCCATTGTGCCTGTCCCGCTAAGTGCACTGCTGTCTGTGAGGAGTTTGCTTGCAAAACTCTTCGGTTATATGTCATTGCCGGCGGGGCAGTGATATATGTAGGGTCAATACCCATTGCAAAAGTTCCGTATTCATTTTGAAGCTCGCCAGAGCCATCTGAGCCAAGTGGCGCTACTGCGCGCGTATCTGTAAAATATGAAACTCCAATATTTCGCGGTGCGGTACCGCCCTCAAACGCGTTAGATGCATCAAGGGGCCAGGATGAGGCCTGAATATTAACAACCGAAGGGTCAGTTAGGCTCGTATATTTGCCGTCTATTCCCATGGAGTTTGTCTTACCGTCTTGTAGGACAGATTTATTTACCTGCTTCGGGAACAAATAATAACCAAACATAGTGTCTGGCTCCTCGATCGTAACTGATCCCGTAAGAGAAACAGCTCTATTGTTTCTCTCACTATTCCAAGGATGAGAAAAATCCAGTCGGGCGCGTGTGCCTGCCAGAAATTCCCTTTTAGCAGGTGGATACAGGGTCTCAACAAAAGACACCTGCAATTGTCTTCCATACTCTTGTTTAATCTTTTTAACCAAAGAAACGAACTGATGATTTCCTTCCAAATCACCATAGAGCCGGGGGAGCATTCGACCAGAATTTTGTCTCTCGATATCAATACCAAGGCTAGTACCAATTCCGCTAGTATTCGAAAACCTATTGAAGAAATCAACGTCGTTTTGATATGTGGTTTTAACCGTAGCTATCGGTGTGTCCGATCCTATGGAAAGATCAGATGCTCTGAACTCGAATGGCACAACTTCAGACGCCCAGAAAGATTCAGCATCAACTTGTGTTTCTGACGAGATTCCTAACTCTAGCGGATTGAAAAATCTCCCCTCGCTATTAGGATTTGGGCCGCGGCCTATAATACTAATTCTTGCATTGCGGAACTGGCTGGCTCTATTTTGTGTAACTATAGACCCGTTCGAAAGAAAGTTAATCACGGCTGGATTCAACTTGTTAGTGATCGGTGCAATAACATGTGATCTGAACTCGCTCTGACCAATGGCGTGGCGATCTCTTTGTGCTTCGTTCACTGACTTATACAGAGAGGGTGTGTAATCAAAATTATATCCCTGTCCGGCTTGCAGCGGCTTGGGGAAATTGGCACTAGGTGGCATGAATTTTCCTGCCATAGAATAAGTGTTGTTCTTTCTCTGATTTCTAGCCAATGGGTGGTCTGCGACTCTAAGCTGGTTCCAAGAGGACCAGTAGTAGTGCGGAAGCGCATCAGTGAATGTATCATTTCTCTTATAAGAAGCGCTGACGTCTTGTGCAAAGAAAGTCTTTATTGGTATAGACGTCGACCCAGAGACAGTTGAATAGATTTGAGCCTCGTAGAGAGCTTCAGTGCCAACAACCGGTGAGTGTTCTTCAATCGTCGCGGGGGATGCCAGCGGATAGCTTCCCGAAAATATCCAGTAGTGATGTATCTTACTGTAGAAAGATAGTTGATCCAGGTCCTTGTCATATGACGTGTTGAAGCTTGTGCTCGAACCGGCACCTTGAACAATCGACAATGTATTGGCCTTCGAGTCTACTTCGATCTCTCTACTTATCTTCTCGAAGGTACCCTCTCTTAATCTGTATGTCTGTGCTGCATATTCATTAAACTCTTTAGCTTCTGAGTCGGAGATAGATCCGGATATCACCATGAAATCATAGAGATCAACGTCTCCGATGCCGACTGTGCTCAGAGGTTCGCCAATACGGACTGTTTGAGCACCAGACCCGGTTGGTAATTCTGATGGTGATCCATTCGATGAGACAGTTACGTTATCTGGAGATACTTGACTTCCATCTTGCCAGGCTGTAATTCTGTCTGCCGTTGCCTCATCTCCCTTATAATAAATAACAAAGTTGTGCCAAGAACTAGACAACAGAGTGATAGGAACTGTATAGCGAGTGTCATCCAAGTTACCACCATTTCCGTTGCTTGTTCTAAGTACCAAATAATCCTGATCTACTGTTTCTGAAAGGTTATCTGTCAAGATCTCAACATCAATATAGTTGCTACCAATTGAGAATATGCCGGCGCCGGGGTATCTTAGGTTCTCGGCGCGCAGATTGAACGCAAAGCCAAACGAACTGTCAGAACCATCTGTGCTTCCATTATCAAAGTTAAATAAAGTAGTTGCACTAGATGTCAACTTTGACGGAACGGATGCTGACAATACAGATTCTCCAGTCTGCTTGATTCGTAGGCAACTATCATCCTTCAGACTTTGCTCTATTCTGTGTAGTCGGAAAGGACTATCATGAGATAATTTCAAGGCGTTCTCGCCTGCCAAGCTGGAACTGTTATTGAAACTGTGAGTGTAGGAGAATCCATCGTTATTGTACAAGAATTGATCGAGTGACCCAGATGAATTATTTCTAATCCACGAATACCCAAAGTCATTTTGAGGTATCGTAAAAGTCTGAAACGCATTATCAAACTTGGACGTAGTTGAAAAGAACGATTCGTCCGTTGTAATTGACGATTGAACCATGTCGGATCCCAGTGAACACTCTACAATCTGAGGTGCGAATGAGTCGTTGCTGGGTTCAAAGTTTATATTTGCTGTGTTTCCTCCGACATAGTCGAAAAGTTTTCTAGTAGTATCTAAGTCATCACCCATCTTGTACCATGCAACAACATCACTATACTTAGAATGTTTAGTCACATCCATAACTTTCCCATCGTTATACAACTCGATAACCTGCTGGTGAGTAAGTTGTTGGCCGGCTGCATGCTTAAAGATCGTTACATCTGCCATCTTGCCGTCAAAATTCAAATCACCGCGAGTTGATAAAATTGAGCCCAAATACACCCCAGCATCCTGGTTGGCCATACCAGTATATGAACCTCCTGATGAATCTGAGAAGCTGGTTATTTTTCTCTTATTGACATATATGTTTATCCCAGATGCTGCCTCGTTTCCAGAATATGTTACAACTACATGATACCACCTGTCTGGTTCCTTAACTACATCAAACTGCGTAGTCCTTGTTATACTGTTTCCAGCACTAGTCTTGAATAAGGTCACTGTAATCTTTTGAGCGTTCAGGTAAACATAGTATTCGGGTTCCGAAGCTAAAGTTGTCTTATAGAACTTGGCAATCATATATTTTGCCGTAGTCAGTTCCGATGGGTTAACCCAAAATGAAAAAGTAAACCCCTTATCGTTTCCTGAGCCGTCTGTAAAAGAGAAGTCGTCACTGTCGCTAGCTATCACGTAATCAGAGTTATTAAAGTCAAGAGCTTTAGAGTTTAGAGGAACCAATTTGTTGGACATGATACTTGACAGTGTTTTTCTCGTGTTTCTATTTGTCTTGTGTACTGAGCCTTGCGTTGTGGATCCGGACCTGTATCCGAACTGATCAGATTGTTCCGCCAGTAATTTATTGTTCACACCTCTCACTAGACTGTTTCTGTAATTTAGTGTGTTGTAAACGGATAATTCTCCAGACTCTCTATCCATACCAAATGCAGTCATCGATTCAGGAGAACCTGGTGCGGAGAAGCGACTCACAAAGACATGATCACTTGCAGACGAGGACTGTTTGGTAAAATCAACGACGCCAGATATGTATGTAGACTGAATATCCTCTATTAAAGCCTCTCCATGGTTAGCTAAAGCTCTATTATTGGTTTCACGGCCGTGTGCTTGTACGATCTGATAATCCTTCTGGTAGTTCCCCAGAATTTTAGAGCCTGTATTATCCTTTATATTTCTAACCACATAAGGTGTAGATACTCCTGTCGATCTTCTCAATTGTGATTTTGGAGTGGAGGTATCTACGACTGACATCGTCAAAGCGTTTGTGTTATAACTTATACTATACGCTTCTGGTCTTTCAGTGGTCTTTGTCCATTCTACGGCCTGATGAGGCATCAATCCTTCGTGCTGGTGTGAAAAAGGACCCTGCAACACAGACCGGTCAATTGTGGATATGTCAGTGACCTCTATATTGGACCTGAAATTTGGAAGGTCACTCACAGTTGAGCTAGACAGAAAATTGAAAGGCAAGGTGTGTTTAGAGTCGAAAAGCTCTCCGCCAAAAGAGACCGTTGTGTCAAACTCATGCTTCCTTGTGTTTGTTATTGTATCTTCGTCCAGGCAACCATCCCTCTCTCTGATCAGGTCTGCCGAGTTTACCACAATGTCTCTCTCTTCGTTTATTGATTTATAAAACTCATCAGAAATATCTCTCTGGACTAAAATCTGTTGACTATCTATTCCAAGCTTATAGGGTTTAACCAGGGCCCTTCTTGCATAAGTCGACCCAGACACCTCTGTCGTAACTACCCTCCTCAATGCACTTGACTTCTGAACTATTAAAGTACTCTGTGGGAGATAGGGAGAGTCAAGTTCTAAGTTAGCCGTCCCGGCTGCAGAAGAGGCCCCATGTAATGAACCAAGATTGTCCAACACACGATTGGCACCGTCAGAATAATATGAACCTGTTAGTGGATTATATGTACTGTTCGACAACGGCCAGTACGCAAGCATCTTATCTTCAGTATCAAGACTGCCATCAGACTTTAAGAGTGGCAGTGTACTGCCTGAGATCAACAGGCTCATATAATCAACACGGAGTGGCGTTCCAGTGTTAGTGTCTACCTTCCTAAAAAATCCGATGTTCGTCTGTTTATTCGTAAACTTCTCTGCCTCCAGGGAAGATCCATTTACAGCGTAAACCAGATCCACCATCCTTAACTTGCCCTTCATTATAATAAGGTCTTCGTCGGTATCATCGTAGGCAGCGTGCGCGCCGTCACCCTGGATTATACCCAGATAAGTACCGTTCTCTTCTTTAGTGTCAAACGATGTTACGATCACTCCATCAATATATGCTATTAGCGCGTTCTCTGAAAACTTTGTGCCGTCGTGCTTTTGTTCATGTATCAAGACGTGATGCCATTGACCCTGCGTAAATGCGGAGTTCTTTTGTATCGTCAGATTGTTTGAAGATTTACCAAACCGAACAAATAGATGTCCACCAGTTAGGGCTTTTATCGTAAACTCGTCATCCTTTTCCACCAAGATATTGTCTATAGAAGTGTCATCTACCTTTACATAGAATGACCATATCACGCCTCTTGGTTTAGCAAAATAATTACCACCAAACGTAAAATCAGTGTAGGGCGTAAATAAGGCATTATCACCAAAAGAAACAAAGTTGGTCGCGGCTGATATTCTCAATGTTTCCACATTGTTAGGTTGGGTTTTAAGTACGTCGTCTAATTCCCTTCTTTCCTGATTCCACACACAATTTGAGTTCTCTGTGTTTCTTAACGGAGCGTGGCCCAACCTCCAATTATAATCTAATTCATTTATGCCGAAGATTGAGTGTGTGTCCTCGTTAGCTTTGAATTCTATCGTAGGAGCAGGGTGTTGATATTTGTTTCTCTCCAGGATGTGACTCTCTACAGTGTTTCTTAGTTTATCAGTAACGTTTGCAGAAGCAGGCATGAGCTGAGTCAGAGCCTTTGACAGTGAACTGTCTATCCACCTATAGTATTCAACAAATTTATCCAAATCAATCGTATTCTGAACTCGACTGAAAAACCTTTCTCTCAGGGTATTTAATGACTTGTATTCATGACGATACTTGTTTACGGTTGCACCGATAAGAGTGTTGTATCCCGAAATTCCCGCGAAGAAGTCTAGGGCGCGTTCGGATATTATCTGGTACATACTCTTTTCGAAGATGAATTTCTTCACCACAGGTTTTGAAGATGCAGTGAATCTTTCAACTTCAGAGTCTACTATATCAACCGCGGTGGATGTGTGTCGGTTGCCCATGGGTGTAATCTTAACAAAAGGCATAAATTCTTGACTTATCGTGCCCGAGATGTTTCCAAAATTCACCCCAAGTGCGGGATACTTATATCCAACAATTGTTCCCATGGTAGCATCAGATACTTTCCCTGCAGAACCAGAAGATAAATCTTCCACACTGATTTGTCCTGATGGGTTTGACGAAGTCAGATTCTCAAACTGCCACCGAAAAACAAGCGAGTCTGCAGCAGTTAGATTCTGGCCGCTGTCCTCTTTGATTATTTCAAACGGATTTTTCCTACCAAAATAACTTGAGTTTTGAGCATGCACCTGCAATTCTTCATCTGTTAATCTATCCAGCCACATGGCGGCGCCTAGACTCTTTACATTTGACCTATTAAGAATAGAGCCCACAAGATTAGCTCTCTCTGCCCCAAGGTATGCGTACTTGTTAGAACTATTGAAAGAATCATAATTTGCCTTAGATATACTAGAGGACACCGAAAAGGATGACTGTTGAATATCTAAATCATAATTGTAACCGGTAAATTCAACCTTATACGAATCTGATGCAGAGACAGGTAGAATATTATTATCCAAGTCTTGATCCTTGGATACTCTCACTGACAAGTGCCAGTGCTCATCATCATATACATTTGCATATGTGCTCGACGTGACCTCTGTAAAAAGCCCTTGTGAACTTGTCAAAAGAAAATAAGCATGCTTCTCAGCTGATTGCGGGCGTACTGAAAAAACTTGGAAATTGTCTGACAACCCGAACAATGATGCTTGACGAATATCGGGGTCCAAGTTTTTACTTGGGGCTATGATGTTGCTTTCTAGAGTGTATGCACATGGAATGTGAGAGCCAGTGATGTGACCAAGCGCATCTCCAGTTGCTGATGACGTCAGGTACAATGTTGCACCAGTATTTAGCGGTTCTGAAAAGTCCAGACTTTTCTGTTTAACTGTCTCAAAACTCACGTCATTTAAGATCGTTCTTGACTCGTTCTCAGTGTAGACGTTAAACTTAATTAAATCTGTATCAACTCCGAAACATCTCATCATGTTCCTGAAGGAATTTTCCGTTCCCTTAGTGTTATAAATGTGTGTCAGGTTTTTATGTATGTTTGATAGTATTGTGTTTTTAACTTCTCCAAGTTTGTAGTCAAAATTCTTTACATCTGATGCCTGGTTGAAAATTTCGTACATTTCTGCGTTGTCAAAAATATCAGGAACCAAAAATCCGTAGTGCTGCAGAGTGTCAGATATCCACGGTTTCGTCTTAGAACCGGCAGTTTTAAAATCCTCGTCAGTATCGCAACCAAAAAAGAAACTGTCTACCGATAGATTTCGAGTTTTTGTTCGCGATGAGAACAGATCTTTATCTTGGTACTCCTTCATTCTCGGTAGGAACATTATCTTCAGAAAAATATCGTCTAATGCGCTAGCTAATATTTGCAAAAGCTCCGGTAATAAATCTTGGTCTTGGTCTCTCATAAATTGAGGTATACTGTTGACAAGTGAGTTATTGTTTGCAGAGTCGTAATTTGATCCTATTTCGACGAATTCTTGCCTCTTTGTTTCTACACTTGGACTCGCAGGTATAACTATGGGGTCTGCAGGTTCAACATAATCGCTTTGTGGCAAGTTCTCGGATAAGTCAATACCAGAACGAGAATCTCTACAATCAGACTTGTAGTTCACTATTGTTCCGTTATTAACTCTGCCGGAATAGTCTAGAACCACTTTGTCTTCCCTATCTTCGCCTGTGGTACCCTCATTAAATTTAAAATACAATCCAAGATCTGCGTTAGAGTGATCCAGGTCGGTGCCGCCATTAACAGGTCTGTACCAGTTTCTACCTATTTCCTTTGCTGTTCTTTCTTTCTTCCAATATCGCACCTCGTCAATCGAGGCCCTAAGGGCGCCTGTAACATTTATGGCTGAAAGATCTTCAGAGCAAAGTGCACCAATAGAGCCAGTAATTGGTCGATCTACTGATCCGATAGCCTCGTTGTGCGAAGTGGTAGAATCAAGAGTTCCGTCTTTGTATAGTTTGATTTGAGTCGTGGATCCGCTGGTGACTGCAGAGATGGCGTAATGGTGCCATTTACTATCCGCAGTGGTTGCTTTCGTGATGTTCGATGACCCAATTCTAAGGGAGTCTGCACCCGTGGCGTTACCAGACATATAGGTGAATAAGAATGGACTTTGAGAGTCAGACGCAGGATTTTCAATCTCTATCTTAATTCTACCAAAATCAGTTGCCGCGGTTGAAAACTTTGACGTCGTCGCGTCGAAAACGACCTCTCTTAATCCTTCTTTATAAAAAGAGGTTGAACTTTTCTTAAGCCAAAATTCTATCGTGTTTCCTTTTGTACCATCTATCTTTAAATTACTTTCCCTGTTTAAGGAAGGGTTAAAGATTGTGTTTTCATGCGGACCACCAGAAAAAGTTACATATGTTGCGTTTCGTGTGACTCCATAATTTGACACATTATGGGCGTGATCTAGATTTGTCAATTTCAAAAAGCCTTTGCTTTTTGGATATTCATGTTCAAAAATATACAAATCGATTACAGAAGAACTTAGAGACCACTCTATCTTTTCGGCGCGGGAGCCGTCATACGGATAAGTCTCTAGGATTCGGTCAAAACTGTCTTCATAGTATTTTTTAGCGCTTCCATACTGACAGAAAGTTTCTGGATTTCTGTGATCTATGGGAGGTATGTATCTGGCTTGTTGTTCTTTGTATGCTAACAGAAATCTATCGGACTCGATACCTGGTGGTAACGCGTTAGAGCCCGAAAAGGGGACGCCATTCTGTTGATGTTTATCATTATAATAAGATGAGAGACTCACCGTCCCTCTACTTTTAAATATATCTCTATAATCTGTCATGGTTCTACTCTAAATCTAAATTTTTCCGTTTGTTCTACATAGCTTGCGCCATCTTGCCTTAAGAAGCTAATCTCATAATTGTAGTTGGATTCCAATAGAGACATGTCAAGTTCAAAAAAGCTGCCGCTCATATCATATGAGAGTGCTGAATATTGCGTTGATGATCCTGTTGTATAAGGCACAACTACATGATTATCAGAAACTCTACTAACCTGAAAGAATCCTTGCCTTAAGACACTGACTGGTGCTCTTGCCGAAGCTACGGTGTAAACATTTGGTGATAACGCCTTGTTTCTCGTGTATATTCTAAATATTGCTTTCTCCTCGTTGCCATACGACGGCTTTAAGTTCGTGATGTTCAACGAATATGAGTCTATGTCATAATGGGAATGTAAACTATCAGAAACAATATTTATGTGAGATCCAGTGTGCAATTGTATATATCCAGAAGATCCGGAGTACTGCCAGACGTCTATCAATGTAGACAGGGTGCCATCGTATGTAAATTGTGCCTCGTAAATACCCAGGCTGTGTCGGCTAGCAGTTACATATGTCCTGCTGTGTGATTGAACTCCTGCTCCGACAGGTAGAGTTTCGGCCGTGGTGGCGCTAGCGCTTGAATATAATTGCACTAGCAGTGCTGATCCTGTGCCTGCAATGTCTGCAAGGCCGCTTCTTTGCTTGTTATATAGGTATATTCTATTGGTATTGTCAGATTCCGAAGCTAAACTGCTAGATTTATAGGTTACCGTTCTATCATCTTTTATAGATTTGTCAAACCTAGCCTCGATGGCCGGCCTTCTGAAAAAGAACTGAGATGTTCTAGAGAACAACTTCTTTGTATAGAAGCTTTCTTGGTTTGTTCCATCTTCCGATGAGCCAGACAACCTCACAACAACTCCGTAATTTATAGCACCTGTGCCACCCGTCAAGGCTGTTGGTATATAAGTAAATTCTGAAGATTTCGAAGATGAAATTATAGTGTTACCATAATACCCCATCGCGGATTGAGATAAATTTAAAATGGTGTTATTTGCGGCACTGACAGAAGCGGTCAAATCACCAGCAAATGCCGTGTTTATCTGCTGAGTTAAACTAATAACTGTCTTGGGAATCGGATCCGTATCATCCGCGGATCTAGAAACAAAATACAAATTGTTGTCGGCGGTTCCTTCTGTTCCATTCTTAAACTGAAAGGTCTTTGGAACTCCTTTGTGTGAATATAGCAGTATCATTTCGTCAGCCGATGGAATATTATTGAAGTCGATATAAGCGCCGGCTCTCGTTGACTGTCCTGACTCGTGTGAAATCCAATCCTCAACCAAACTTGTTATGTCTATATCTATGTCATCATCTTGTCGGTCGATAAATTTCGTAAATTCCATTGGGGAACTGCTGGCCTCTATGTGGCCGAGCGATGCGAAGTCACCACCTTGGTTGGTCCAGGCCACGCCGTCGCTGGAGGAGAGCCAATTACTTGCGTCAAGATCTCTATAACTTTCCATATCTAGGCCGCGGCCTTCTTCCCAGGAAACCAACAGCGGACTGACCGACACAGTATATTGTTGTGGTGTTGTTTGTGCGTGTGCAACGTTATTGAACCTCAAGATAAATTCATCAGACCCCACCCCTTTAAGGGCACCAGAATTTCTATCCGCTAATATTGAGCCGGCTGGAAATTCAACAATAATTCTAGCCTGCTCAAGAGATGCGCTGCTAGCTTGGGCATATATACTAAAAAATTCAAGCACATCTGACGCACCCATATTAGAGAGTGTTGATCTACTTGATAGATTCTGCTTAAATGCAGTGGAAATTGTATTGTCTTTTGTTGCAACGTACCTCTTAATTGTCATTATTTAATAACCCCTGAAATGTCTGTTAAAAATTTAATCTCCCATATTGAGTCTCTTGGTACGTAAAGAACCCTACCGTCCCTCGATAATCCAGAGTCAATAGAATAACTGAATCCAGAATAATTTCCACCTGAAAAATTATCTATTTCTATATTCACAACATCTAAAACCTCATCAATATTCTTCAGAACCTTAAAAACTTCTGTTATATAAAATGGCTGACCTATCTCTGGTGGGATCTCTCTAAACTCTTCGAATAGCTTCTCTCTTATTGTCGCATAGAGCGCGCTTTTATTGGAATACTCCTGAGCTATTACCTCAAACTTAATTCCTATATTCAACACATTAGCGTCTAAAATGTCAATCGAGTCAGACACCATCTTCAGCGAGTTAAGCCAAACCTTTAAATTCTGTTTAAGTGCGTTAGAAGACTTCTCCAACTCAGAGTCTGCATTCTCCGAAATAACGTACATATTTAAATTACGCCTCAAGTCGTCCTCGTCTCGAATAGCTGAGCATCTTTTTATGGATCCAAATTTAGACGGCATGGCGTACGCTGCGCTGATATAATCCTGCAGAGTCACCGCTCTAGATTGAGTTGCGAACTGGGAAACTGCCCTTCTCTTAATCTCTTCGGTTGTGGGTGTCGAAATATCTCCGTTTATTGGTTCTTCATTATATACAGAAAGGTTGGTGGTGATATAATTTATTTTCGCCTGATCTAGTTGTTGTTGATTTTCAAACACCAGGTCCGGGTTGTGCACATTAACAATTGTACCAGCTGCTACGTTTGTGTTCTCTACGTTGTTATATCTGTAGGTTATAGTTAAATTTGTATTAGAAGGAGAAACTCCAAATTTATCAGAGGTTATCAAATTTGAAGGATCGAAAGAAGTGTTTGATACGTAGTTTTTTCCTGAAATCTGTAATGCGACATCTGACGGTTCTGCTATAGTGTTATTTTTTATCTCTTTTTCCGATCCATAACCAAACACTATAAACGTTTTGCTTCCTTGCTTCTCTACGACAAATCTCCTCGTTACAGGGAATGCTCTCAAAATAGACGGAGTCCTTGAATCACCAACACCCTGGCGCGTCATTTCTCTAAACACGGTATTTTGACTTAAAAAATCAACCTCAAAGTATTCATTATTTTCATCATCAAGAACACTTACAATCTCGCTAATGCCGGCACCTGGAACTTCAATTTTCAAAAACCTCTGAAACTCTCCAATCTCAACAACCGTTGTAGATTGTTGGCCAGAAATAACCTGAGCTGTAGCTTTTGCAAGAAAGTAGTCAGTGCTGGTTCCATCCGATGAATCACTGGGTGATGCTGTTACCTCAACTGATGCGTCGCTAAAATCAACATTCTCGTTTAAAGTGAATGGTACTCCCGTAGATGTAGTGAATACTGTTCCTCTCATCATTTTTGGCAGATATGTAAGATCGGGAGCCACATTTGAGCCCGCGGGTACGGGAATAAAAATATCAACTTCGCCGACCGATGACCTGTTCGGATCAAATTTATATCCAAGTTGCCGGGCGTGCATCAGTATATTGTCGTATTCCAGTGCGGTGTGCAAAAATGATTCGTTTGCATTATAGTCCAGATAGAATGAAAGGTTATCCCCAACGAGTGACAGGAGATCCAACATCATCGAGCCAAAAGATGCCTGGTTGAAGTCTTTAAATGTGTCTGGATAGTATCTCTTGACATATGAGATCAGGTCCTTCCTGATCGATTCAAAATCCTTACTAGTATAATTGACTGGGGTTACTTTCTTAATCATTTAAAATCCTCTTTATAAATAGAACATAAAATACATTTATATAACTTCTATCGCGGTCTCCGTTACTTTAAGGCCAAGGATTTCATGAACTGAGAGTGGTATTATATTGTATCTGATTGTCATTTTTAAATAGTTGTTGTCGATATAACTGTTCCCCTGATCATCAAACTCGGTAAAATCTACGCTAATCTCTATGAACGGCATGTATTTTTTCACTTGAGACTTAACTACTTGCTTGAGTCGCGACATCTTGTCAACACTATAGTTTTCAAATAAAAATCTGCTAACACCTATTCCTAATTCTGGCTTGGCCGGCCATTCTCCAGGATTGGTTTGCAATAAAAATAAAATATTTTGTTTCACAGATTTCTCAAGCTCTAAATGAGAAGAGAACATACCATCTCTTTCAGACCTACCTAACGGGAATACGGGTTGCAACATTTACATTATCTCCTTCAATAAATAGATCTCGTTCAACATTCTTCTAGATCATCTTTTGTCTTGGCTTGATTTGTTGTATCGTTCAACACTTGACATTTAAATCTCTGATCCTTCACGTCCCTTCTCATAACTGGTGTCGACAACGCTAATAACGTAATTGGAGTAATCGGGTGGCCATATCGCCCATGAAGGCCCAGCTCGAATTTGTCCCAGTTAAATGCACTATCGCCTTCCCTACCTGGTTCAATACAAGGTATCTGGAATGCATAACTTGGATCCAATAGTGGTAGCGGTCCAGAATATATATATGTCACTAGTTTATCCAAAGAGGCCGCAATTGTTCGAAGGCCGAACTCAATATCACGAGGCGTTGGGAACGGTTGAATTAAACTTCCAACTCCAACGACTAAGTCGACGGGAAAAGTCGGAAAAACACCAGCATAAGTGCTACTCCCATCTCTACCTCTACCACCCCTAAGACCAAGAGGGACATTCCTGTCTCCCGTGTAAGCTGTCAACACCTGTCCTCTTCCATCTCTCTTTTTACCAACAAATGAGAATCCGTCCATGTGGCAACTATTCCAGTGATGTTTTATCTCTTTATATGCGGGATCGATTTGCTCCGCGATGCCCCTGAGAATCATTGACGGGATAAACTTAATAAACTCCTCTAACATGTCCTGTAGCATTTTTGCCCACTGTCCAAAATCGACCGGGAAAAGATCACAGTCTTCTTTATCGCCCGGTGCAGCGTTTTTAGCAGTTAAATCAAATATATCCGATCCATCGAGCGTACCGATTCCGAGATCTTGTAAAGTAGTGTCTTCAAACTTGGCACCTGAGCGCTTTGAAGCTTGGTAAAACATCGTCCCTAGCATATTTTTAGCAGAGGCAAAGAGCAGGGGAAAAGTATTATATGCGCCTAATAAAGATGTATTATATATGGCAGCAGTAGAGACCATCCTCTCCAGAGGAAACAGATAATCAAAATATATTTGAAATCTTTCTTCTTCTTGCAGACGATTCAATCTGTACTGAGACTGGTCTCGGAACCGGGTTATCAACTGAGGGATATTAGTTGTGTTCCAACAAGGATCTGACAAGTCAATTTCCTCTTCAAAGTTTGCCAAAAAGTAAGTTTCTAAGTTGCGGCCGTCTATGGTGCGGACGTCTCCCAAGCGCTGCTCCTCTAGTGCAATGTCAAGCGATGGCGAGGATCCGCGGTGAACTGACAGTCCTAGCGAGGCGTCGGATTCGTCTGGGATTGCCAAGACCATTCTAACTCCTTGCGATATCTTCGAATTAAAGAAATACCTATCAAAAATAAAATCTGCAGAAAAACTGTCATCTGTCAATGTCCTATTCATTGATCTCCACAGCTCCGCAATGCCTACCTCTTCCAGTGCGCGGTGATAATGGGATTCAAGGGTTGCGGAAAATTGATTTGCCGCGATCATTCGCGAAAATATTGCCGCCATCCTATCTATTTGTCTAGTTGAATTTGCGACTGTTAACGCGAACATTATCATTGACTCTTGCGAAGACACGTCATATATGTCCTCGGCATCTCGGAAAAAGCTTCTGTGAAACAAAGGTGAAGAGTCTGGACCTAACCCCAGGGCAACAAGATTATGCATCGGACTGTCCGGCATCTCGCGAGATTCTCCATTAGCTATTGCGTACCTGGACATTCTTGAAAAACTCTCCACATCTCTCTGTTGCAGTGGCTGGCTGATTGTAAAATTCAACTTTTCTTCCATATCTCTTTCCACTGCCTCCAGGTCGATCCTAGAAAAAACACCAACATTCCGAAGCATGTAAGTGCGCGAAAGACGACCCGCAGAAAGCGCCAACCATGTATTAATAAAGTCGTCAACCTCTTCTCTTTTTTGATCCTGCAATGATATTACTCGTTGAAGGTCTCCAGTATCTACTGGTCGTGGGTCCGCCATCATTTGCAAATTAGCAAACAAAGATGATAACACCAAGGAGAATTCGTCTACACTGGTTCTACCGTCAGCATAGAAGGGAGAAGTAGAACATATTATATCCGGAGTCTCTACCCTTGGATTATATTGAGAGTTTGAGATGCGAGACGTATATGTCCTACCCCAAAGAGAATCTTCGCGTCTCTGGTTAAACCAACCAAGCAAACTGTTTATAGTCTCGGTAAACTCTGCGAAGTTTGTTTCCCTTAGTCTCTCCAATCCGTTAAAATAAAGAGATCCAGCATATCCCTCGCCCTTCAGTGTCTTTAAGAGTATTCCCCTATTATTGACAAATTGATTAATTGTTTCCGTGTTCGAAAAAATACTATCTTCTCTTGCTATGTCTTTGTCACAGACTTTTTTAAGTAATTTTTCTTTGCTGAAAAAACTAGGTCGCCTGTCGCTACTGCTGAAAGAGTAACTATTCCCCCGAGAGTATCGATATCTGTCATAAAAAACTGGGAATGATGAAATATTATTTTTGACATATCTGTAACACTCTACGATGTTTGCTCTTGATATCTCAGGAGCGTTTTGAAGTACTTCTAACATTTCTGGAATATTACTCTGATAGCGACGGATCGACCGCGTCCAAGCCCTCAAGGTGTTGAGGATTCCTTCAAAATAAGTTTCAACTATTTCATTCCACGCGTCGAAAACCAGTTGGGTGTTGCGGCTGTTAGATTGATCTTCAAGGCACTCCGGTATTATAAAATTTACATAACATTCGGATGCAGTAGAATCCGTGAAGCCGAATACATTATACCTTGTCAACAAAATTCTGGTTGGTATCTTATAATCATTGTCATAAAGAATAGGATCTGGCCCCAACATTTGAAGTGTTACACTGTCTGTGCCGAAAACGTCCGGTTGTGAATGCCTGGGCAATTCAATTGAACCGTCGCCAACGATCGTGTGCACAAAGCTGTCTTTCGCGTAAGACCTGAAAGCTTCCTCTCCAGTTCGTTCGGAGGTCGTGTACGGTGCTTCCTGTCGTGAATGCACAAAACCAAATCTACCTTCGACAAAACACCCAGTATCACCACCAAAACGAAACGGCAACCTGCTAGCTGAATCGACGTTTGGGTCATCAACTCTCATTATTTCTTGTAACTGAGTCATTTTCTCCCTGTAGTCTGATGGTATTTCTAGCCTGCTTGTTGACCAGTCTGCATCAGTATAACCAAATTTAATTTCACCAATTTGGTTGAATATCGGTGATTCTTCCCCTATAAAATCCAACACCTCTTGTTCTACTTTAACTTTCAATCCATCTGGGTATGAATCAAATGTCGTTTTATCTGTTCTGCCATATGTTGGCTCAATGAATTTTAAGTCGCCGTCTTGTAATATTCTTTCTGGATATGTGGAAGGTAAATCACCTGACTTATCTAGCAACAACCTTCTTGTAACACCGCGTGGTCGCCCGCGGGATTCAATCAAGTTTAATCCAAACTCATCCTTACTCATCGATCTTACAAAGGCGTTATCTTTTGTGTAATCGTCAAACGCGTTTGCAGAGAAGGGTCTGGGCTTATTTTGCTCATTGAGTTGATCGTCCAAGAATGTCGTACCATCGACGAAAGTAGAGTAGTGTCTTAGTCCATCGTTTGTTAGTTGACTTGTAGATCCTATGCTGTAGGTCGTCGTGACAAGTGGAAGCCCTGAGTCGTCGGAAGCGATGTCTGTGTGTTTGTGCATCTGTCGCTTATTAGTTTTTATTTCATAAGCAGCAGAAGGTGTTCTTTTTAGGAAAGTTGGTCGTCCGGAGAGGTTGCCTTCTTGAAATAAGCGCTTGATGTCCCTCTCCGCTCTCTGGGATTCCCCGTCATCTCCTCCAGTAACAATATCGATTAATTTTTGAAAGTCTTCAATTGAAATTATTTCCACGTCTTCTGAACTGTCATTCAAAAAACTAACATTGCTTGAATTTATATCGTTGGTATAATTTGACAAATAGCTAATATTTGGCGGTTCCAGGTTCAACCTGTCATATACACCAGGTGCAATTGCGGTAAATTGTTCGGTGGCGCGTCTGAAGCTGACCGGCGTGCTAAAAGTATCTGGATTTGCAAGTGGGCCATTTATTTTTACGTAATTCTCGAAATAAATAGAAGGATTTATACTGGGCATTTCCAACTGTGGATCCACAACCCACTTGTTTTGTACCTTGTCCGAAGGTATATTTAAATTTTGAAGATTATTGATATAAAAATCGTAAAGATTTCCGCCCGGCTTCTTGTTGAAGATCCTATCTATAATCCCTGCTATTGAAAAGATCTCTTGATTTATAATGGTTTTTATTGCCTTGCGGGGGTCCGAGCTTCCAGTAATCTTTTTCAAGGATTCTGAAAACTTGTATTTTACATCTTCCCTCTGCAAAGTCGGAAGTTCCATTATATTTTTAATGCAAATCTCTTCTAGATATGATCTGAAACTTTCTGATGATATCATATCTGTGAAAGAAAAGACCGAATTATTTATCGACGATTTTAATGCCACTTCCAAAATAGTTAAACGAACCAAACCCTTCACTACAAGGTTTGACATAGCTTTCTCCACTGGTGTCAACTCGGCGTAGTCCGTGACAGAGACGTCGTTCTCTGGTCTTGCATATTCCTTCATGATTTCTTCCACGAAATCTTTCGCTATCAACTTATCAAAACCTAAATCTGAATCTGAGTTCAATTCATATTTGTTCTTAACACAAGGTATTGAGGATCCCTCTTTCGGTTCTAGATACAGCTCACCTGCTACCAGGCGAGTAATTCTCTCTACATACTCCTCTGTGAAAATAGAAGAATCGTAAAACTCAAAGAACAACTGTTCAAACAAGCCTTCCAAAACAGAGTCATAAACAACTCCTTGCAATTTGGACATTTGAGAATTCAAAAATCCAGTAAGGCCCTCAGCATCAAGTTCCGCTTCTGAGACTCTGTATCCATTCAAAAAACTGTCTCTAAATATTGTAAAAAAGTTTCTATTCTTAGCTATCGACATGTTCAGATCGTCAGCATACAGGTCGGGTATTCTCTTGCAATATTGTATACTAAGGTCACTACTGTCATCAATCACTGGACCATCAGTTGTTTGGATCACTCTTCTTGTCTGAATTTTGTACTTGTCGAATCCAGGCGGAGAGGGTAGATTCACCATTTTTGTTTCGATACCAGAAGCCGAGTCTGATATCACAAGTTCAGTCTCGTCCGAGTCCGTAGCTGCAGATATCAATTCGTTCGTGCCGCCTTCCCTGATCGCCTCCGCGTTTGAATCAAATATTTGTTTTAAATTTTTTAACAATTCTGAGTTTATAGAAGTAGAAACTGCTTTTTGCAAATTATTCACAACATCTTGCTGGACTGATTCAAGTAATTGGTTGATTTTATTTACGATTCCTATTTTTAAAGATCTGGTTTGAATTTCATCCAACTCCCCAAGTTCATCCCTAGTTCCTTGACTATCTATTTGAACGATGTCTCCTGGTAACACTCTGGATAATGATATGGGAAATTTTTGCTGCTCGTTCGGACCTGCTTTTACCAGAGTCACCTCGAATTCGACTGGTTCAGAGTTATTAATTGACTGATAAGTTCTAAGTTGGCGATTCAATTCTTCTTGTGTTGTATAATCCGCTGTTCTAATATCATTCGACCCCTTGAATATCCTATACTGCTTGACGTGCACACTCATCTCCGGGTCGAAGGTGGACCCCCTGGTTTCAAATGTCTGACACATATCATCTAGCAACCTCTCCAAATCCGGGAGGTCGCGAGATGGAAGGGATACACTGGGGTTCTCCGATATGAAATTAGAGTAAAACCTGAGCTTTTCAGTTGCTGCCTCTAATGTTAACTTTGCCTTGAAGTCGAAATTTGGATCCCCGGGTTGAGAGATTTCATCACTTTCCATGAAGAAATGATTCCCAAAACCACGTAAAGAAGACAGATAAGACATTTTGACAGGACTCAAAAAGGACGAAGCAACTATCTCAGCCGAGTGTTTAACCGAGTCTGGCAATTCAGACACTGGTGAGCCGGGTGCACCTGGTGTTATTGTTCCAGGGAATAGTCTTGCAGTTGCGTTCGGATCACCCAAAACCTCCAGAGCCTTTGCTCGGTCGAACAAATCTCTCTCAGCAGCTTGAAGGGCAGAGTCTATCTCTGCAGCAGTAACTGAATTATTCAACAACTTCTCTCTTAGTAGTCGGAACAGGGCCGCTGTGTCCTCACAAGTATAGGTTCCCAACTGCTGGTCAAAGGACCCCAAACTCTCACAAACATCGTCTTCTAAAAAGATACCTAAAGTATCAAAAAAACTTGCAATTGATTCCTTGTCTCTGAAAGAGTCGAAATCTACGCCCCTTTCCGCTGCGAATCTTGATATTATGGTGTAAACTTCAGTTGACACTTCTTTTCCTTGTAAAAGCGCACACAATTCTGAAGGTGTCAATATGTTTGTAAGATCTTCGAAAAGTTCTTTTGTTTGTTCTGTTGCTTCAGGAGTCTGGGGTAGTCCAAGATCAGTAAAAGCATCAGCCAAAGCCTTCTGCGGAATTGAAAAATCATTCAAATCACCCGCAAACAATTGTTCTTCGAGTTTAGTGTTACAAAACGGAGTGTTTAGGATATCTAAGATGCCGTTTGCAAATGCACACAGGATCTTCTTAACTATCTGCGCCAATATATCCATGAGAACTTCTCCGAACTCCTTAATGTCGTCCAATCCAAAGCTCGGCCATTTTGGTGGTGGAGGTATGTCGAACTTAGGTATCTTGATGTTAACTGCTGGTAGCTTCAAGCATTTAAGTGCGTCACATAGAAGCCTTGGAAGGCTCAGTCTGTCATAAAACTTCTTTCTAAGCTCGGCAACGTCACAGGCATCAGATAAAATAGGCAGAGCCGCGGCGGATCCAAGAACAGTCAGACCCGAGATGTCAGACAAAAAGTCTGATTCCTGAGGCTGGGATCTCCACTGATCAAAGGGCGTGGACACTTCCTTCTCCCACCACTGATGCACAGGGTCAAATAGGTCCGGTTTGTCAGCAATACTCACATCTTTTGTATACCTAAGAATCAATGGCAAGTTGGATGCAATAGAGTCTATAAGATCACAGTCCGCTGTTGACGTCAGGAACGGTGTTGTGTTCACCATTTTTTTAATATTCCTGAGGTAATTCATAGTCCTTGGTCTATTGAAGGGGCCTGCTTTAAGTAATAGATCATTTCCGTTTATTGATACAAACGTTCCTGCTTTTGAGAAGTCACTAAAAGTATACCGCGGTGATTCGTCAACAATCTCCCGACGACCGTGGCCGGTGGATCGGGTACCCAACGAGTCCAACGTTGTACTGAATAATTTTTCATCACTATAGGTTGCCAAAAAAGTTTTATCTTCGGATTTTTTCCTTTTGATCAAGTCCTTCAGGACTATGGGTATCTTCTTCAGACGAGTTGCTTCAAGACTGAGAGAGAAGTCAGGTCTATTTAAAGTTACCAACTTTTCATCATCCTTAGACTTCTCAAATAGCCTGACTAATTCTTCGATCAACCCCTCTAACTCGGCAAAGGTTAAAGTTATACTCCGCGGTGCTGGGCCCGTTGGGGACGTGTCCGATGCAAAGCCGCCGGCTGATCGTACGAGTGATCCCACACCCTCAAGAGCGTCAAAGGCGGTTGCGCCGTTTACTCTTGCTTGGCCGAAGACTCCTAGATCTACAGATATATTACCAGTATCTCCGCGTGCAGCCTGCTCGAAGGTGGCCGTCCTTATTCTTCTCAGTATTTCCCTCTTTTGAACCTGAGCGAAAGCTTTGTATTCTTTAAATCTTCTAACGTTTTCTTCTGAATCTAGATCTTCTGTGTCTACACAGAACTCATCCGACACCTGTTCTGTAACTTCATCATACACTTCTTGCGAAGTTTGTGGTGTCGGTGTATCCTCTTCAAGCTCTGCGAAAGCTGCGGAACTTATCAAGTTCAACTTTTCTCTGTTTATTATGACAGCTGCTTTATAGACGTCCCCCGCCCGTAGACTTGGTGTCCTAAAGTCACGAAAAGTTGCAAATTGATCATCGCTATCTATAACGCTATATAATTGTAGCGCTGCTAGCCTAGCTTCGTCATCTCTTATTTCCTCGTTAATGAATGCTTGAGTTGTAAGTACCCACTCCTCGTCGGAGACCAGTCCGCTGGTTTCTGGGGATAGTTGATTTTCCATGACGTTTGGATACGCCAGATGGAATAAGGGATTTTCAGGGTTCAATACCCAAGCCCTCGGCTTGTCGAAAAACTGTATTATCTTATCAATAGCAGCGTCTTCATATTCTCTTTTTTCTTGATCAGCAATATCACTTGGAGGGTTTCTATCAAACTTGTACTCCGTGGGGACATATATTAAAAATTCTGTGGAATTGAGTTCATACGGTGCCGGGTCGATGGCAGGGTCAGGTTCCAAAGCCCTGTTCGTAAACCCCACAAGTTCTTGATCAGTCATTTCTTCAGTGGACCTCGAAGAAGTGTTGGTCTGCTGCACTCTCTGAAGAACCTGTTCAGTTGCCTGAAATATAGGAGAATCTAATACTCCTAATTGGACCCTTGCCAAAGCACGAGATGTGACGGCAATCTTCTTGTAAGGTACAGTTGTTAGCCACTGGTATAATTGATACTCTGATTCTTCTGATTCTTCTATTGTATCTGGTGAGTAATATTCTATAGATTGATCTGATTCTGACCCATCCTCGTTTGGAAAAATCATTGCCGGCGTGTCGGGCTGGACTATGTCTGAGTCTACACTTGGTATCTGTGCATAAAACTGATTTACGTAATTTTTCCATATTTGAAGTGGT